TTATATGGTCATCGCCCTCATTAACAGGATCTCCTGCTGCTGGGTTCGAGCTGTTAAGACTGTCTATATATGTTCCTGTTTCTAATCCCATTTGTTTCTCCTAATTATTTATTTGGTATTACTATTTCCAATTAGCCAACCAACAAGCGATATTCTTGTGCCATCTAATACAGGTTTTACCCTATGTAATAAATCACTTGGAAATATTACCATATCGCCTTTATTCAAACTCAATGATATGCTTTCATCTGAGTCTTTAAATTCTAATTCGCCACCTTTGTAGTCATTATTTAACATTAATGAAAAAGATAATTTTTTTTCTGGCTCTCCTTGATTAACTGGTCTTTTATCAACGTGCCAATCATAATGGTCATCTTTGTTATATACTGAATATTGAAAAGGAAACATACCTGTTAAGTTGTAATTCCAATTTTTATTTTTATTAATATCTAAAATTTTATCTTTTATTGCTAATAATATATTTTGATCTGCTATCCAAGATATTTTTGTACTTCTAACTTTGTTATTTTCAAACGTATCGTGAGCTACTGTTGCATTTTGTAACTCTTGGTTTTGTCCAATATCTATAATATTTTGTATAAAATTATTATCTACAGAATTTTTATTTATGCTAATATCCATTGTATCAACTTACAAATGGCGGTACATCCGTTTTTACATCACTTGATGCAAGATTGACTGGTGTAAAATGATTTCCGTTTCCAGATGAATCTTTGCCTATATCTGAGCTATCTGAGAACCGCATATAAAATCCATTTGTTCCATACGAGCCTGTGTATTCTTTAGCTTTCCATGTTCCAGAATCATTAACAGCAAAGTCAGTAGGTGCTAACTGTGAGCCATCAATAAAGTGCATCTCTGTCATTAACCCATCCATAACATAATTTAATGCTGGTAGATTGCCAATGCTGTGAATATGTGTTGCATTAACCCCTGTGTCAATATTCTGTGCAAGTTTATTTACGAAAACAAAAGAAGTCAAAAGAGTTCCATTCACATAAAGTTTCAATCTGTCATCTTGTGTTGAACTAGTTGTGTCGACTGCCCACACAATGTGATTCCAGTCGTGACCTAAAGCACCATTTACATAAACATAACTTACTGCTGAAACTCTAAACGTAGTTCTTAGCGTTGAAGTTCCGTCAAACTGTAAAACCGAATATGGCTCAGCTGGCCACTGACCGCAAGAAAATATTGATTTGTTAGCATTGCTTGTAAATGTTTTTACCCAAGAAGATAATGTGTAAGTTTTCTGATTTGTTGCACTGCTTGGAGTTCTTGTAAGTTTTGCTGAATCTAATCTATCAAACTGTAAAGAATTTGTTATTTCAAAACTAGCTGATGCACTATTACTTGGTAGTATTATTGCCATGATTAAAGTTCTGGGAACTCTCCAATAGGTCTTACTCCATCAGTATAAATAAACAAAGTTTCCAAAGCATCTACATCAGATGCGTTATTAATTTGTGTTTCCATATCATTTGCTTTAGTTCTAACTGATGCACGATAAGTAGTTATATTGTCTGGTATAGTGTAGCTTGAAACCTCAGATGCTTTTACCACATGCCAATCAGTATCTTGTAATTTATAATTAGCTAATAAATTCATTTCATTTATTTTTGCTGTTTTTAATGTTGCAAGATTTTTTGCTGTTGGAGTTCCATAAGAAGATTTTACTTTATCATCTTCGAACACATAAGAAATACTTGCATTAGTATAATAAAAATCATCTTTTAAATTAGTTTTATCTTCTTCTACTGTATATAAGCCTATTGTTTTGAGTTGCGCTGTTGTCCACAATGAAAATATATTTTGAGCATATTGAATATCGTTGATAGTCATTGCTTTCGGACTTTCAAAAGTTTCTGTTATATTTCCATCTTTTACTAGTGCGTACATATTTTTAACTCAATGTAAGGTTTAAGTTTCGACCTGTTTCAAGCCACTTAGAACCATTATACCTAAATACAAATAAATCTCCTTTATTTGCTGTTGTTGTTAGTGTTGGAGCTTCGTCTGCTGTAAATTCATATCCTGCGTTCCAAGAAAGAGTCCTAGATCCTGTTCCGTCTTGAATGACCAAAATAGATATAAAAGCACCCGCAACTCCGTTAGATGCAAGACCCATTGTTCTATTTGCACCTAAAGTTACTTTGCATACTGATTGTGTTAGTGCGTTCCAAGTTATGGTGGAAGCATCTGTTAATGTTGCCTCTGGCACAATACCAGCACCTAAAAATTCTGCATAAGCTCCATCGTTAATTGCTAGAACAGAAGTTCCATCAAACTGTTTAAATATTATATCTTTTGCGTCAGTTGCTGTTTGTACGACTGTATCTCCTGATGATGATACAAGTTTAAAATGATCTGTGTTTGCTATTTTAAAGTCTATTTGATCGTCTGTATCAGCAGTAATACTTGTGTCTGCGTCTGCATCTAATATTAATTCATTTCCATTAACATCTAAACTTGACGGAGTAACTAATGCACCACTTAATTTAGCAGATGTAACAATATCATCTGCTATAGCTGATGCTGTTCCTGTCAAATTTCCTGTTATATCTCCTGCAAACCCTGTTGCAGTTAAAACGCCTGAACTAGAATTGAAGGCAAGATTACTTCCTGATTTAGGGGGAAGATCTCCTGTTGCTGCTGTAACAAATAATGGAAAGCATGTTGTGTCTGAAGATTCATCCGCAACTGTCACATTCGTAGAAGTTGTTGCCGTAGCAGAATTACCAGTACAAGAACCTGAACTGCCTGATGCGTTTCCAGTTACATTTCCAGTAATATTACCTGCAAAAGTTCCTGATAATACATCTGTACTTGAGTTAAAAGTTAATCCTGACGCTGTTTTTGGTCCTAAGTCGCCAGTCGCTGCCGTAACAAAAAGAGGAAAACAGCTAGTATCTGACGACTCATCTGCAACTGTTATTGCAGTAGGGGTTGCTGCTGTTGCTGCTGCCCACTTCATGCCTGTTGCTTCACTACTGTCTGCTGTTAAAACATGGTTGTTTGTGCCTACTGATAAAGTTTGTGGATTTCCTGAACCATCTCCGACTAATAAATCTGCTTTGGTTGACATATCTACAGCAGTTACTGCTGATGTGCCATTACCGATTAACACGCCATTAGCTGTTAAAGATGAAGCTCCTGTTCCACCATGAGCTACTCCTATGTCTGTAGCTTCCCAAGTTCCTGATGATATAGTTCCTGTTGTAACGATTGAACTAGAACCAGCTACTGGTGAAAAATAAGTTTTCATGGTGTCCATTCCAACTCTTTTCAAAGTGCCAGCATCTGAATATAATAATTCATCTGCATCTGCTAAACCTGATGAAATTTCAGTTTGTCCTGAAATAACATTGTTATTTAGCATACTGCCTTCAACAGCATCTGCTTGTATAGTTGCAGCACCATTGGTTGCTATAGCTATATCACCTGATATAACAACAGGATTAAAGTTTGTGCCATCTGCAATTAAAGCTGCTCCACTTGTATTCGTAGCCATAAACAGATCATCGCCAGATATAGTCAAATCTCCACCAATGGTTGCATTGCTTGTTACTGTGAGTGTGCTTGAAGATGTTAGGCTAGATGATGTAACTGCTGGTAAATTAGCTGCTATATTAGCTAAAGTAACCCCAAAATTAGATCCACTATATGCTATTGCAAATATAGAAGCACTGTTAGGGCTTGTTGTCGTTGTTAATTCTGATAATTTTTTAGTTGCCATTTATTGTATAGTCCAGGTTGTTGTAGCTACTGCTGGTACATCTTGCCAATCATTAGGTGCTATTACTATAGCTCCTTCTTGTTGTAACAAACCACCATCTTCAGTTGCAAGTACAAATATATTATCTTCTGTTTCAAAATATCCTTCAGAGGTATTAGAAACTATCGTCCATGTGGTCATTAATAAGCTCCATAGTCAATTCTTGTAGTTGGTGCTACTCCTGAATGTCGATCTCTCTCATTTGAAT